CCTAGGGTCATTAAAGAACACCATAGGATCTATCTTCCCTGGCCCTGGTTGTATTGCCGTCGTAAGTAAATTGGATGCAAGGCCAGACCAATCAGTATTTAAAAGGCCTTGCTTTTTATTTGGGTGTGTAATATAAATGGCAAATCTATTTGATCTAGCCACACCACCTCGTCTACCAATGGTGGATTTTAATGTGTCTATTCCTACTGGCAACATGATTAGTACTTCCTTTTACTTTGATTCCACACAAAATTCTTAGATTTTCTAACAAAATTCTCTGTTGGTAGGAATATAGCAATATCCCATTCCGATGCTTGAACTTTCATAATCTTTGAATCAACGTGGGTGGTTAAATAGTGTTTAAAACAAGGTGCAAAGTATTTGTATTTACTCGCGGCCTTTAATAGTTTATAATTTAGTTTTATTCTGGTTGTTTCGTCGAATTTCTTATTATTTGCAATATCAGACAATCTATCTAAAAATATGGCTCTATGTTTTAGTGGTAAATAATGTAAATTAAGTCCATAAAATCCACCAGGTGCTTTTCCAACCATAATGGTTAATGGGAATCTATCATAATACGGTAATGTCTTTCTACCTTTAGGATCATATACATACATGAACATATCACCAATGCGAGGAACTTTTTTTTGTTCTAATCTTTCATCCTTAAGCATCTTGTGCATGTTAATTTGCCCCATGCCCTGTATTTGTTGCCTAAACCATTTCGATGCTTCTTTAGACCTTTTGGTTATACCGGCTCTATATGCTTCTGATTCTAATTTGTCGAAAAGTGATCCCATATTGTTATTTATACCTTCTTCTTAATCTTTTTAAATGACTTCCAAACCTTCTTACCCATTTTGGTCTTTGATGCTCTATTTTTCATAGTAAGTAAATTAATACCAAATCCCTCTAATGTTTTCTCTGTCCATATTTCAAAATGGTAACCTCTGTCCTCGGCGTACCGTTTAGCATATCTCCATTTAGAAGTATTTTTCATGTACCTCATTGCCTCGTTAAGGTTCTTTCTTTTTGGGGGTTGTGTTTGGCCGTGTGGTTTAATTTCAACCAAAAGTACTTTGCCGTTGGTAAATTTAATTGTTAAATCAATGAAGTAGCGGTGGGTTTTATTATCGGTGGCACAGATGTATGGAACAATCGTCTCCTCCGAATTCCACCAACGTACATTCTTTTGTTTTTCAATCCATTTAAATGTTTGTTTTTCCCAAAATGATCTATATGTTACTTTGGTATAATCACCCTTGTATTTCTCGGGAAACTTAACCTTGTACTTACCTTTATATGTTTGCATGTCTTATTTATAATGTGTATAAATAACTATTATTGTATAAGGTATATAAACAATGGACTTTTCTTTTGATGACGTAACAAATTATGCTTCTTCAGCATTCGATTCAGCCACTGAATTTGTTGGTGACTCAGTTAACTCAGTTATTGAAGGAGCGAAAGGTATATTTGAAGGTGATAATCCATTAGATGCTATGGCTTCTGGTGGATCTAATTATTCTGCTAGTAAACCTATGTTACAATACCCCGAAACATTAGGAGCCGGTGCAAATGAATCCATGTATGAATCAGACCCAGAAAAGGATGATTCATGGATGTCACATACCCCAGATAAAGGTGATGATGCTATTATATCTAGTGAATCTAATGATCCATTCATATCATTTAACTTTAAAGAAATATCTACTACTATGGATGATGTAGCCGCCCATAAATTTGAAAGTACTAAACTAATTAAAGGTGTTGTTGTGTCTAAGGTTGTTGGTTCTGGTGTAAAGGCTTTAACAAACTCATTGGGTTTTGATGCAGGTGGCTCAAATACATTAGCTCCTGGTGATAAATCAGCATTGGCAAATACAGCAAATAAAGCTGCTGGATGGGCTTCAAATCTTGCAGCGCTTGGTTATATAGCTGATGCTGCGGTCACTATGTCTAATTCAATTGACCAGAAACCAATTAGGAGCACAATAGCTAGAGTGGCTTTATATATGCCACCATCAATGCAAATTTCGGATTCGGCAGAATATTCACCAAATTCAAATAAGGCTTTGGCATATGCTGCTGAAGCTGCTAATGCCTTAAGAGATAAGGATGGTAAATTCACTGTTGACTCAGTAACAAAGCCTAAATTCAATGGTGATATGGGTGTGGGTTTAGCCGCAGGTGCAGGTGAAGCTCTTATGGGTGGTGGCCTTATTGGTGCTGCAGCTTCACAATTAGGATTTTCCGATATGTCATTAATGGCCACAATGGGTCAAACAATTAAATTGGTTGGTGATGAAGAATTAAGATTATTAGGTAAGGCAATAAATCCTAATGATTATATGCAATTCAAGTCTATTAATTTAAGACAATTTTCTCTTAATTTCAAGTTTTTGCCTGATAGTATCTCTGAATCAATTCAAGTAGAAAAAATTATAAAACAATTCAGATCATCAATGTACCCTATTAAACATTCTAATATTACGATGACAGTTCCTAATATGTTAGATATAAAATTTCACAATGTTGCGGGTATGGTAAAGATGCCTGAAGTCGCATTAACTAATGTAAACATTACATACAATCCAAATTCAGCCTCATTCTTTAAAAAATCTGGACAACCGGTTGAAATTTCAATGGATATTCAATTACAAGAAATACATCCTATACATAGAGCTGATGTTGAGGAAGGATACTAATGGGATACTTTACAAATTTTAATACTATTCAATACGATATTAATGGTGATGGTATATATGATAATATTACTAATTTATCATCCATTGCTAAAATATCAAAAGAATTAATTGATAATACTACATTTTATGATTTAATTAATATATATGATGGGGAAAGACCTGAGCAATTAAGTTATAGGTTATATGGGTCAACCAATTACTATTGGACTTTCTTAATGATTAATAATGGTATTAATAATATATGGAATGATTGGCCTAAGTCTTCTCAACAATTAAAAGAATATTGTGAAAGAAAGTATGAACATATTGCTGCTATAACTTCGGATGATATGTATTATACTAATTCTGTTACAGGTAAGGCATCACCTAAGTTTGAAGTAGGTAATAATGTTACAGCATCTTCTGGTGCTCAAGGTATCATAAAGGAAGTACATAGAAATAATAAGTATTTAGTCATTGAAATTATATCAGGTGAATTTAATGAAAATGGTGAAACTATATATACACCAGGCAATGCTGATGATTCTATTAACTGTACATCAATTGTTTCTAATGCTTACGCGCCAAAATATCATTTAGATGATTCAACAGGTGTTCCTACTGCGCCAAGAAGTGCAGGCACCACAGCATTTACTAATTATCATTATGAGGATATGTTAAATGATAAAAATAGATCAATTAAGGTTATTAAGCCTGATTTAATAACAGAAGTAATATCAGAATTCAATATAGAAATTAGTCAATGAAGAGTTTAACTAACTCCAATGCCTTAGAAAAAATCATAGTATCCTTTAATTATAAAGGGCAAGGCTTTGATATAAGTGCAATGGTAACCACATTGAATATTGCAGAGAGCATTACTGGTGACCTAGTAGGTACTTTATCTGTTACTGATGATGCTGGTATTATTGATAATATCATTTTAACAGGTGATGAAATTATTAATATTTCTTTTTCATATTTTGATTTAGAAATTAAGCATGCATTTTTCTTTAATGGTATTAAACATATTAATATTGGTGCTGAAGCACATAAGAAAACATATCAAATATCACTTGGGTCTATTAATGATTTCATTTCAGCCACACACTTAGTATCAAAGGCATACTCGGGTAAGTCAACAGATATTATTGGTAATGTTTTTGTTGAGTATTTTGTATTTGATGATCTTGTTATTAAGAAAGACTCATTAAGTACAGGTAAATATATTGCGCCTAATATATCACCCAAAAAGGTTATTGATACATTAAAGAATACTTCATATGATGAAGAAGGCACTTCATTCTTTATGTATCAAAATTTATTTATTAATGGTGTTACTATATTAGATTCTTTATATAATATGCTACAACAGGAACCTATATTTGAAATATCACCTCGACTTGGTTTTGCCGATGAAATTAATAAGGGCCCAATTAAACATTCTATTGGTAGACCAACGAATATTGTTATTGATGATAATGTAGATATTATTGGTGTTTCATCCACCGGTATAAAAGGTAAGTCTTTAGAGTTTATTAATTTAGATACTTCTTCGTATAATAAAGATTTATTTAGAGGAACATCTAAACCGGCCACGAATTCGGTTAAACCTCATAGAGCTAATATGTATGATAACACCGAAACCTCTTTGTTTACATCAGCTAATGATATGCAAATGACACATGCTAAGTATAATACATCAACTGCTTTTTCTATTAATGCTAATGCATATAACACTCCGGCAATTCCTGGTTTATGTGTAGGTAATATGGTAACCTTAATTGTTTCTGATTCATCCGTGGTTAGAGTCAATTCGCCTAAAGATAAGTATAGTAATAAGTATGCAAATAACTATATTGTATCAGCAATAGATCATCATTTTGAAGGTGGCCTATATACTCAAAACATCAGATTATCTAGAGGTATTATATGATATATTATGGCATTGTTGAGGATATATATGATCCTGAAAAACAAGGTAGAGTAAAGGTTCGTGTGCATGGTGTACATGACGCAAGAAAAGATTTAATTAAAACTGAAGATCTTCCATGGTCTTTGGTTATGGGAACAACAACATCACCGGGTATATCAGGTGTTGGTCATTCATCATTTCTATTACAAGGTTCGTGGGTTGTTGGAGCATTTATTGATGTAGAACATCAAGACTTTATGGTTATGGGCTCATTACCAACCAAATCAGGATTCGAATTTGGTAACACGCAAATGGGGTTTACCGATCCTAATGGTAAATACCCTAGAAATTTAGAGGAAGAAGATAATAACTTAAGAGTTAGAGGTAGACCAGATCCAAATGATTATGAGGTTCAAGGTAATTATCAACCTCGTTCTGCTTATGCTCCTCAATATCCATATAACCATGTATATGAATCAGAGTCTGGTCATATTAAGGAATACGATGATACACCTGGTTCTACTAGAATTAGAGAAAGACATAATTCAGGTACTTATTATGAAGTACAACCAGGTGGATCTAAAATAGAAAGAGTTGTTGCAGATAACTACGAATTAATACTTGGCAATGATACTGTTGAAGTAAAAGGTAATGTAAATATTATTGTTTCAGAAGATGTTAATTTATCTTGTGCAGGATCTGTTACTGCTAATGTTGGGGAGAACGTAGACTTCTTAGTTCAAGGTGATGTTAACGGCGAAGTAAGAGGTAATGTATCAATGAGGGTTGGTCCTAAAGAACCAGATCATGTTACTTATGCAGATGATGGAACGGCAATACATAAAGCGGCACCAGAAGGATATACTAAAAATCAAGCGATTGCTATATGGAACCCACCAATTGATATAAAAATTACAACGGAAATTAGTGGTTCTGATATGTTATCCTCTGGTTCTAAGCTGTTAGAATCTGAAGATGCGGATGGCAATCAAAGACAATATTATGTGAGTATGAGTATATCTACATCTTCAGATGGTACTAAAGGTGATGCAGAAATTACAATTTCTGATATGTCGAGCGATGGTGCTACTAATGAAAATACATATTTTATGATGGATGTTTCATTATATACACTATCTCAAATAGCATCAGCATTTGATGCTAATGATTATAACTCATTAGCACGAATAGCACAAAAATATGCAATTGATGAATATGGAAATTCAATTGAAGTTGAAGATGGATTTAAACCACAAGATATTAAATTAGAAAATGGTAATTGGGTTTATAAAGGTGAATCATTACCTGCTTCATTTGGACATATTGATTTGCATATTGAAGGTGATGTTACAGGACTAATTGATAGAAATGTTGATTTAACAGTATTGAATAATGCTAAAGTTGATGTTAAAAAAGATGCTGATATTGACGTTGGTGGAAATGTTGATTTAGATGTTGGCGGAAATATGGATACTTTAGTTCAAGGGACATACACTTGTGAAAGTAAAGGTAATATGAAATTCACTGCACCACGCATAGATATTAACGAATAATGCCAAGTGCTTGTAGAAAAGGTGATTCATTAAGTACTGGGCATGGATGCACGAGTACTACTACGTTAGATACTCCTGGTCAAGGAACTGTTTTTATTAATGGGATATTAGCAGCAAGGCAAGGCGACCCAACAGTAAGTCATACTACATCACCACCATTATGTCCTGCTCATGTAGCTAATGTTAATGTGGGTTCTGGTAATGTGTTTATATGCGGAAGTGCAGCAGCGAGAGTAGGTGATTCAGCTGATGCAGGAGCTATGACTTCAGGATCTAGTAATGTATTTATTGGTGGATAATAGGTATAAATAACATTATGGCCATTACAACCTCAAACAAAACAGAATATGTTGATTTAGACTTTGTGTTTAAATCAAACCCCAACACGGGTGACATAGGAATAAAGAAGCAGATTAATTCTGTTAAGCAAAGTGTGCTACATATTCTAAATACCAATCATGGTGAGAAAGTATTCCAACCTTTGTTTGGGGCTAACCTAAGACAATACTTATTTGAAAATAATGGTTTAATAACATCAATTGCTATTACTGATAGTATTAAAGAGGCAATTACTAACTTTGAACCTAGGGTGGAAGTATTAAATGTTAAGGTTAATAATAAACCAGACCTAAATAAAATAGCAATAACAGTTGTTGTTAAAATTATATCGACAAACCAGATTACTAATATCGCAACATCATTAGAGAGACTAAGATAATGGCACAAGACAGAAGAATTAATGCATCAGAATTAGATTTTAATACATTAAAGAGTAACTTAATTACATATATGCAGGACCAGCCTGGTGCATTTGCAGATTATAATTTTGAAGGCTCTGCAATGAATACAGTGATTGATGTGTTATCATACATCACGCATATTAACTCAGTTAATGCTAACTTTGCTCTTAATGAAACATTTTTAGATACAGCACAACTTAGACAATCTGTTGTGTCACATGCTAAGTTACTTGGTTATACACCAAGATCAACATCACCTGCTGTAGCATATATTGATGTTGAATTAGTTTCACCAACCGGTCTATATATTGATGGTAATAATCTTCCCGCGACTATAAATCGTGGTACAGTATTCACAACGATTATTAATTCTATATCATATAATTTAATTGTTTCAGAGACAATGACAACGGCGTATGGTGAACATGATTCAGGTAAATACATATTTAAAAATGTTAAATTAGAGCAAGGTGTTCTCGCCAATAGATCATATCTATATGATCCATCAAACTTTGATTCATATACAATTACAAGTGATAATGTAAACACAGATTCGTTAATTGTAGATATTTATGAATCATCTACGTCTACTGAGTCCACTACATTTACTAAGTCTAATAATATTACAAATATTACTGCTGAATCAAATGTATATTTCTTGGAAGAATCAAGAGATGG